CATTGTACCCTCTTTTGGGTAAATTATACCAGAATTAGAACCCTTTGTTTCAAATTGTTTTTTCCTTGCCATCATCCTTTCTCTTGTACTCATTGTTGATGATGGTTTTTTAACTTTTTTCTTTTCCATATTTTAATTATTTTGAGGTTCCCAATATATAATCTCATTTAAAGATAGTACTGTGAATTTCAATTTTGGTATTTCATAATTCTCTGTAAATGAAGGTTCTATCTCTTTACCAGCATAATTACCAAAAAATATTATATTACCAATTTCTATTGAATCCAAATAACTATTGTATTCTTCAGTTATAGGACCCCTTTTTACTATAACACCTAATTTAGGTACTCCTTCAGTAACATTTCCTGGTAATATAATACTACCTACTTTCTTTTCTTCATCTGGTAATGCCAATAATACTCGGTTTTCTGATGGTAAACCTACTAAATGTTTACTAAGTTCTTTTGCAACTGATGAACTAATAAGGTTTAAATCTACTCTCATAATTTAAATTATTTTTATTGTTGTTTTCTTAGATTTGCTGATATAGTTTGTATTATTCTTTCTCTTGATTCATAAGCTTTGCATATACTTATTAACCTATTTGCTTTATCCACAGCTTTTAAATATTTATCCTCAATAGACCTATATTTTCTATTAGTCAAAGCTTTGTGGGATACTGTATCATTGTTCATTTTATTATCTGAGGTTTTATAAAACAACCAAGCTTCACTATATGCAAAGTCTTTTTCCCTTTCTAATATATCCCTTTTTTTAATATAATCATCACGTATAGAGCATAAAAAAGCATAGTTAGAGGGAATATTTTTTAATTGACTGTTTATTATATTTTCATTAATTGAAAGTTCTTCTGAAATATTTATAATAAGGGTTTTACCTTTATATTTTACCTTTATTATATTATCATCTATCTCACTTAATTTTACCTTTTTCTCCATGATTCCTTAAAGTATTTTTTGAATTTCTTTGGATAATCAGATATAGGTATATCTCTGTATTTATTATATTCTCTATAATACTCATCTATATCAAAATCCTCTCTCAATAATTTATTATAATCATACCCAGGAATATATGGTAATTCTTCTGCCATATTTCTTCCAATTGTAAAATCCATTGACATATCTACATCATCAATTGAAAATCCAAAGTATTCTTTTGTAGATGGGTTCCTGCATATATCCCAAATATTATAGATTGTATCTGGGGTAATATATTTTGGTAAAATAAATTGATATACAGAGTCATGTACTGTATTTACTTCTTTCATTGGTGGTAATTCCCCTTTTTTTACTTTACCATATACAATTACTGAAGCAAACAATGCCATATCTGATGCTGCACTTTGGACTGGGGCATTAGTTGATTGTCTTAATGCTTCCAAATATTCTCCATAATTTTCCGAATATACTTTTGGACATCTTCTTCTCCTACCAAATAAAGAAACACAATATCCATGTTTTTCCATGAACTTATGTTGTCTATCTATAAACCTCTTTATTTTTGGAAAAGTTTGAAAAAATTCATCAAGAAATTGTTGCCCTTCTTCTTTTGATACTGGTTCTTCTGGGGTTGATAAACTTTCAGCTAATTTTGCAGCAGATTGTTCATATACAATCCCAAAGTTAATGGTCTTAGATTCCTTTCTTCTTTTTTTCCATAATTTATATTCTGGATGTTGTTCATCTTGATATATCTTTATTATCTCATTATAATCTTCATGATATTTTTTACAAGCTGAAGCAAGGTGGATATCCTTCCCTGTTCTAAACCACTCCAACATTGTACTCTCATTTGCTAAATGAGCTAATATTCTTAATTCAGCTTGTGAATAGTCATAAGATAGGAATAATTGATTTTTTGGGGGAATAAATTGCAATTTAACATCTGGATTTACCATGGTCTTTGGTATATTTTGACCATTGGGATTTCTACTTGACAATCTTCCGCTAACTGTATTGGAGTTTATAAAGTTCGACCTAGTTATATAACTATGCTTATCATTTACTGATAAATCATATATGGTCTTCTCCCCCTCATATTCCATTGATACCAATTTTGTTAGATATATATCTTTTCTCCTCTGACCATTAACTATACCTGATACCTGTTTTTGGGATATATTATACCTTTCACATATTTCTGCTTGAGTATGCCCATTCTGATAATCTTCTAGTACTTTAGAAATGGTCAGTGTATTAAATTTATTAGTACCATTAATACCATTACTAGTAAATGCTGTTCTAGTACATGTATAAGCTCTCTTTATATTTTCTGAATAGGTTATACACTGTAGATTCTCAGGTCTATTATCAAGAGTATTACAATTTATATGGTCTATTACCATCTTTTCTGGTATATGTAACTTATTATTAAAAGCCATCCATACCAAATGGGACACTGAGAAAGAATACTTCTTTTTAGAGTTATTCCTCAGATACACTCTTAACCTCCCAGGTTTCCATCCCCTTGGAACTAATTCATGTGGATGATTATAATCCAACATACCCCTTCCACCTGGGATTTTTACTGAATATATTTTGCCCTCTGATGAAGCTATGTACCCATCCCAACCTGGTATATCCCTAAATATTATCTCATCATATTTTTTACCTACAATTGGTTTAGTTATATCTAATTTTGAAGTATCATACATTACCACGTTTAGGTTATGCTTAAATATATATGATACCCTCTTCCACCCCTTTGGTGTTAAAAGTTTATGTTCCTTTGTACACCTTAATATATCACCATCTTTAGTAGTGATTTTATATAAGGGTTGTTTGCCCTTATTTATGGTATGTGTTACTTGTTCCCAAGTACCCTCATGAGATAATACCCATATATCCTTATCTTCTACATTTAATACCCCTACTTCTTTAGGACATATATCCTCTATCCTTATATCATTTTCTTTACCTATCAATTTAGTATTACATGATACACAACCATGGATAAGAAATGTAGGGTGTACCCCACCATCACTTTGTACCAAATCCCCTAGTCCAACAATAAAAGTGGAATTTATGGTTTGTACTCCCCTTAAATCCAAAAGAGTATCTATAAACCCAGATTTATCATGTTCTTTTAGTTTTATTAAAGTATCTTCTGCAGTTGATGGATTATTTGTTGGTTTTTTATGTTTATCAACTGTATAAGCAATAACTGGGAATTTGAACCCATGATTTGAATTATATAATAGGTCCACCATTTGTTTTTGTGAACTAAAGTTTACTTCCTCTATTAATTTTAGTTCAGCTTTTGTTGTATACTCCCCAGCTATTATTCTGGATAATTTTTGTTCCCTTGTTTTTACTTGTCTATCTTTTCCCTCTTCCCTTAATTCTTCTATTTCACTTTCTAGAGTTTCAATATAATCTTCTTTTCTTTTCTTTATTATATAATTTTGATATCTCTGAACTGTTCTTATTGACCTTAATTTAGTATTGTATTCATTTATAAGATTATTATATTTTTCCCTTAGTTTAACATTCAATTCAACATCAAATGGTAACCCATTCTTTTCAGCACTTTGTAATACCTTACTTGCTGGCATTATAAGATTCCTATATAAATTATAAAACCCTTTTTTAATTAGGAATGATTCAAAAAATATGGATAACCTAAAAGTAAAATCTGTATCCATACAACCATATTCACATAACTTTTTTAATGGTTTTTTTGACCAAGGTATTGAATCAAAGGAATCATATTTTTCATAATCAGAAAACTCAGGTAAAAATCTTCTTACCATATCCTTTAAACCATTTGGTCTTTCTTCATTTAAAAGATATTTAGCAAGCATACCATCTATTACAGTACCCCTTGAATATATATTATATCTTTGGAATATCTGATTATCAAATTTCCAATTCCAAGCTATTTTTACTACATTTGGATTCTCAATTACATTTCTACCAAAATATGTTAACCATTCCAACCATGTTTTATTTATATGAGATTCACTACATTCAAAATGTTGTAATGGTATTGATATCCCAGAACCTGGTTGAAAGGTTACTGATAATATGGTTGGTTTAAATGTATCATTGTATATAGGTTCAGCATTAGTTTCAAAGTCAACAGAAGCATACCCAGTTTTTAGGCATGCTTCTACTAACTTTTCTAATTCACTGTAACTCTTTATTATATGGTACCTGGTTTTCATGTTTATTAATATCCTCTTAAATCATTTAGAGATGTTTTTAATAAAATCCAATCCTTTTTATAAGAATGTATAGAATCTATTGTATGATATAGATAACCAGCTTTTACCCCAATTCTATTTGCAACAAATTCCATAAGCTTCCATGCAAGATAAACATCATTACCAAAATGGGTTACAAAATCCGAACTCCTTTGATGGTAACAAATATTTAATACCTTTTCACCTTTTTGATTTTCTCTCACTAAAAAATCATAATACATGGAACATGGTATACGTTTACTACCATCATAATATTTACAATCATTGTTATATTCCCCATTAAAAATTGGAAGTACTGCTTTTCTTGTATCTGGGTCATTTTTCAGTAAACTAATTACTGACCTTAAAGAATCAAACATTCTTTCAGAATAGGTATAATCAAATTTACCATCTACCAAAAATTGTTCCCATATATCTTTTCTTAATGTCCAAGCTCCACCAGGATTTAATGGTTCATTGTTAATCCTTTCTAAGAATTCATTATCAGCCCATTCCTTTGAATTGGAATATATGAATAACTTGTCTACATTATTTAAACTTGTTAAACAATATTGTTCACAAATAAGTTCTCTGGTTATATAACTCTCATCACCCTCAATAACTTTATTTTGATAGGTTTTGGGTTTAACTATAGAACCCATTTCCCATAAGTTTCTGCCCATCTCTGACATCAACTCATAACAATCATCATAAATTCTCATATTTATTTAGTTTAATAAGTTTGGTTTAATAAGAATAGATTTCAATACTATCAGAATGGTAATTTGCAATCCTTGACTAATGTAACTGGTTTTTTTATGTCTTCTTGTAAAACTTTTGCAACCCTTTTATGTATTTTATATTTTATGCTATCTATTGGCTTTTCTAGAAAAGTATTTAAATCTTCCAATAGTTTTATACTCCTTTTATCCTCTTTTTTCTTTAAAAGCTTTATAATATTCTTATGGGCATGATACATTAACAATACTGTATTATCATTAAACATCTGATTTATATGGAATACCATTTTAAAGTTATTATGACCATAAACATATTCCCCTATCCTTTGAACAAAAAGAAAATCAAATATCAACCTCTTGGTTATTTCTGATGCCCTTAAATAAACTGATATGGTGGGATTATTTTCTTTACATCTTTTACTAAAAACTATGGATAATAAGCATTTCTTACCACATCCATGGTTATTAGTAAAAGACATTGAATAATTATATACCAAGCCCTTTTTATGTAAATCAGTAACTTCCCTCTTGGTTTTATTTATAACAAACTCATCAAGGTAATTAGATACTAGTAATCTCCATTTTGCTTGTGAATAATTAAATAACTTCCCAAAATCAATATTACTTGGTAATCTTGGGTCCATTATACCAAATACCACATCATATAAGTAAGTGGCATTTTTTTGAAAAACAAAAGGAAGACCCTCTTCCCCACTTAAAAATACTTCATTAAAGTATTCCCAAGCTAGAAGAGAGTCTGGAAACCAGGTTATATTGTTATTCATCTTCTTCACCTAAATCTTCAATTGAATCAGTTATGGAACCATCACTTTCCTTAAACTTTATCAGTTTCTTTTTGGTATCTACACTTGAAAAGATATTTAGGTTATACTTGTTCACAAATTTTAAGTATACCTTCTTTATTTGATTCCTTACAAGTATAGAGGGGCATACTTCTGGCAATGGTATTCCATCCCAATTACCAATAATGCAATCCTTAGCAAAAAGTGATTTAAATTCTTTACCATATTTCTCTGGGCTGAATATCTTATATACCCTCATATAAGCTTGATATTTTGGGTCATCACCTTTTTCTGATGCTTTCTTTACTCTTTTTAATGCTTTCTTTAATCTCTTTCTCCTTTCTTCATTTTTTATTTTCTCAATGATGGGTTCTATGGGTTCATACCCATTATAAAGCATTAAACTAGTATCATCTGCAAAAGCTGAACGGATAAATAATTCTACGGTAAACTCTGTATGACCAAAAACATATTCCCCCATTCTTATAGCCAATAATAAATCCCAAGGTAACCTTGTTACAACATCTGAAGCTCTCATTACTATTGTAAGCCTTGGTTTATCAATACCTATCATTCTTGAGAACATCCCAGAAACTAAGCAACCTTTACCATTGCCATGAGAATCTGCAAAATTAAAACCAATATGGTAATTTCTATTTATGGCTTTATTCTTTTCAAGTTCCCTTATTTGTAGTTTTAATTTATCCAATGAATCAAGGTCCAAATAGTTATTTAATAAACTGCTCCATTTAGATTGAGTATAACCCATTATCTTCCCAAAATCAAATTCTGGGTCAAATTTGGCTTCTTCTATCAATACTGACATCCCATAAGTATATAGTGAATTAGTTATTGAAGCCCCTTGTCCATCAGAAAATAATCCTAATTTTTCATCTTGTTCAATAAACATTTTGTTTATACTTGCCCAAGCTTCATCTCCGGTTTTAAATACAAAACTTTTCATTAATACTTAGATTTTATTCTGAATTGGTTTATCTTATTCTTCTTGAAGTAAATATAATACAGATTACTTCCATTTACTCCCATTATATTCAATGTACCAAGGAATAATATAAATGACTTTACTATCTCCTCTTGATAAGCTGATTCATTGGTCATCATTTGAGATTGCTTCCATGGTTTATTTTTAAGGAAATTCCTTGATATATTCAGTTCATAGGTTATATCCCAAAGATAACTTTTGTATGAATTATAAAGTTCATAATTGTAGTCTTCACCACAATGTAAAAGTTTAATATTATACTCTGGTATATTAAAATCAACCTTTACTTGTTCATACTTATGAATTAAGTTTACCAAATTCTTTCTCTTCACATCTGGGATTTGATTCATATTTGATAACCATTGTTTACCCAATGCCATCCCATATTCAAGTGTATTTGAGAAGTTTTGTCTCTTATTCTTTGGTAATTTACTTTCAATGTATGAATTAATATCTTCTGGTTGTATATTAGTGTAAATTAACAACTCAATGAAGAAATGTAAAGCATCTGCCATTTCTTCACTTGCATTTTGCAAATGATTCATACATTCAACAAAAGAATCAATTGAAGTTGATGATATAGTGAACCAATTTTGTTTTGTTATTGTTAATTCCTCCACTAATAATAAACTCTCATAAGCTTCTGCAAGTTCCTCAATTACCCTTGAAGTAAAATCTTTTAGGATTAATTGATTGGTTTTTGTGTTTATATTTAATGGGTATTTTGGTAACCCTTCAATGCTTATATAACTATCTAGTAGTTGTTTTTGCATTTCATATATTGATTCCAGATATTTATTATCTTTTGGAATACTTGGTTCTTCTTTTATATCTCTTGAATCCATATCACTCAGTCTTTAATATACCAATCAGGGATATAAATATCATTTAACTCTTGTTGTATATTTGTATTTTCCATAATCAAAATCCAGTTGAACCAAATCCTCCTTCTCCCCTATCTGATTTCCCATCAACAATATCATTATACCCATCATTACCTACCTCTATGATATCTGATAATATGATTGGTAAATGTAGGAATTGTATTAACTTTGCACCAGGTTTAATCATAAAGAAGTCTTTTCCATGATTCCTTATTCCAATATGAATTTCTCCAGTGTAATCTGCATCTATTACTTGAGCAGTAAATTGAATACTAAACTTTGTTGCTAACCCAGATTTATTTGCTGCAACTAAAGCAGATTCTTTATTCATTATCCAAACTTTTACCCCTGATGGGATTGTTATATCTGCACCAGGAGCTACCAAAATAAAATCAGGAGTTGTTATAACATTCTTACTATTGTTAATCTCATTGATTCTTTGGATTAATTCAGAATCTAGAACTGGACAGAAGAAGTCTATTCCTGCATCATGTTGATTTGCTCTTTTGGGTAATTGAACATCTCTTACCCTTGTGAAAATTAATTCATTGTTTTTTTCCATTTTGTTTGTTTATTACTGATTTATAAATTGTTCTAGCTTCTTCCCTGCTCAATTCATATTTTGCTTGAATCTTATCAAGGATTATTTTTTTGGGTTCATCTTTCCTTTTCAAATATCTAATAGTTTTTGACACTGCTTTTAAATCTACTAGATTTTCTAAGTCCTTAAATTCATTCTCTTTTTCCAATTGTTTTCTATCTTTTCCAATTAACTCTGCAAATTTTATGCAACATAATTCTGAATCCCCACACATCTTGCATTCCTTGGTTGATAGGTTATATTCTTTTCCAAAGCATGGGTCCCCATTTGAACCTATTTGAGAAATATCAATTGGTTTCAATATATCTGTATCTTCAAGTTTTATTAATTCCTTTTGTTTTTGTTTCTTTGCCATTAGTTTTGAATTTTAAGTTTTCCAAATGATAATAGGTTTTTTCAAGTTTATTATGGTACCTTGTAAATTTCTATGTTCAAAAAAGAAAAGAAAAAAAGTAACCAAAAAAAGAAAAGAAAAAAGACCATATACTCTAATAAGCTAATATCTAGGTAGCTTGCTACCTAGATAATATATTCAGGCTAATAGCCTGAATATATTTATGGCCTGATAAATATTTATTAGCCTGTATATGTATATAGCTAATAGCCTGATTAATATTTAAATATTTAAAATATAATCTACTTTTAGTCTTCAAAGAATTTACTTTTTATATATCATAAGTTAAACTTAGTTAATAATTTGACCAATATTACTAGTAACTAACTATTATACTTTTTTTGTGTATTCTATTTTTATTACCTTGAATCCTTGTTTTTGGTAATAAACTTTTCTATGATTGCCATGCCTTTTTAAAAAGGTACCTTCAAAAATAAAATCATCAAGGTAGGTTTTATTTTTGGATTCATGTTTCCTAACTAACCTTCCCAAAATTTGAATGGATTTTTCTTGGGAATCCATTGATGCAATATTCTGAAGATATTGTAAAGTAGGTATATTTTTACCTCTTGCAATAACTGTAGTAGATATTAGGATATCTATATTTCCCTCCCTTATATCAGTTAATATTTTATCTCTACCTTTTACATTGTGATGTAAATAGGCAACCCTTAATGGTAATCCCATTTTATTAATCCTTTCAGTATAATATTTATATAAATCCTCACAATGGTCAATAAATTTGCATAATATAACCATTGGAACCCTTCCATATTTATAATTATAAAGCATTCTAGAAAATGAAAGTTTATAGGATTCTTTATTCTCAATAATATTTAATTTATATTCTCTTTGATAATCATTTGGTACCTTTTCCCCTATACCAGTATAAATCATTTTAACAATAACTTTAGTTGCTCTACCTGTTTTAATTTGTTCTGATAATTTAACTTGGTCTACCACATCCCCAATAAATTGCCTTACATTCATATTATGAACAATCCCATTTTTTCTTTCATTCATATAAATGGTACCACTTAACCCAATTCTTATGAAAGAATTATAAAGATATGATATAACTGTTTGATAAGTTTTATTATCTATGATATCTGCTTCATCAATTAAAACCATTCTTATATCTAATAGGTTTTGTTGATATTGCCTTATATTCTTAGATATACTTTGGACCATTGCCACATTAAATTTACCCCATCTATTACATTTAGAACCTTGGATAAATGCAATATCCTCATTTGGTAAAAGTTCAGGAATTTCTCTTTTAAATTGATTGAATAAATCAGAATCATTTAAAAGTAGGATTGTTGGTAAATTACCTTGATAAGCTTTATATAAAGCACAAAATAAAAGGGTTTTACCAAATCCAACAGAATAATCCCCAGCACATATAAGAAAAGGTGTATCACCTACTTTATTATTCAATAAAGTTTTTATAGCTTGTATTTGTCTTGGATATAATTTAATAGGGTTATAATTTGCCCCCAATTGAGTTGGGATTATTGGTTCAATATTTGGGATTATTCTTTTATCGGTTATTTTTATATCCTCAACTCCCCAAGATTTTAGAGTATTATATACCATAGGTAATAACCCTATTTTAAATTCACCATAAGAGGATATATATTTTATATAACCATCCCATTGATATTTCCCTTTTTGGAATCTAGTGATATGCCAAGCATTTGGATGCTTAATCCTAAAAGTATCATACAATTTCATTAATTCTTTTCTAGAACCGTTTAATTGGCACTGATTACAGTTCTTTATTATTATCTCTACCATATTAAGTTATTTTTTAAATGAATCCCAGTCATTTTGGGTTAAATTGATTTTCTTTCTTATTATTAAACCATGTTTTGAAATAAATTGGGTTAACCTTTGTTGGGCTTTTTCATTTCCCAAATCCTCCAATTTTGGAATACCATTACAAAAAGATAAAGCCTCAAATTGGGAATCCATAAATATTTTATAATCAACCCCAATTTTATCAGCTAATTTTCTTGCATGAATGAAATTAACATAATCAGTTGGATTTTTCTTATAATTATTGCTAATTCCAGTCATCTCTAGTATCTTATTTATATAACAATTATAAATTTCATTGGTTTCTTCTTTATAATTGTCTTCTGATATTTCTTTTATTGCCCCATAATAAGTTGATATCCAACTTGCTTTTTGTAGCATCCAATTTGCACAATAACTATAATTTGGTCTATTTGAATTACCCATTAAGTTTAATCCTATTTCTACAAATTGAATATACCCTTGTCTTTTATTAAGGAATTTATAATATGAACAAAATTCATCTATGATTGGTACCAATTCCCTTATTTGAGCCCATTGATTATCTGTTTGTTTTATTTTAGTAACACCCACATGTTTTAATTTTATCCTAACAGAATATATTATATCTGCTAACATATTTGCATTACCAACTGTTGATTGAGTTCTTCTAGATAATATCTTTTGGTTCTTTTTATTATTCTTTAATATTGAACGATGGTCCAAGGAATAATTTCTTGCTGTAGTAAATATGGAATCTATTTTGGATTGGGAAATTTTAACACCCTCTTTTTCAAGGATTTTAATGAAAATGGATTTTGATATGTGAATACTTGGTTCTCTCATTTAAATCTTATATTTGAATTTTAATTCTAATAGTTCCTGATAATCTAGATATCGTTGGGAATATATGAATTTCATGGTTTTTTTCTTACCAATATCATTTACATCTTTACCTTCTGGTAAGAATATAACTTTTACCTTTTTATAATTTATAAGTTTAAATGCCAAATCTATTGCTCTATCTTTTGCATCTGGGTCAAATAATATGATAACCCTTTCCACTGGGGATTTTATAATCTCATTTACCTGGTATCTGGATATTGCTTTTCCACCAGATGCAATTCCTTTTTCCCCCATAGTTTGGGCATTTATTGCACCTTCACACAAATAAACAGTTTTATACATATAAAGGGCATCTTTATTATATATAATAAAGGATTTACCTAATCCAGTATCTGATACATCTGGATTATTATATTTTGGACCATTGCCTATAAATAATCTGGCATTAAAATACACTAATTTACCATTTTCATGAAAAGGGATTATGAGATACCCAAAATATTTACCCTGAGTCCCATAACCCCAACCAGACATAGCAACTTCTTTTACATTAAACCCTCTTTTAGTTACATAATTTCTTGCTGATTTAGCAAGTTCAGAATTACCAACAGTTAATAATTTAAATCCCTCTGGTAAATATAAATCTTTTCTGGATTTTAATTCTACCTTTTCTTCCTTAAATATATAACCATCATACTTTGCTTGATTGAGTATCTTTATAGCTTCTGCATATGTATCTACTGATTCAAGATACATTACTAATTGTATGGGTGAAGGGTGTTCTCCACACCTAAAACAATTGCACCTATTTCTGGATATATTTATTCCAAATTTACCATCTCTACCACAATATGGGCATTTACACTTATCCCAACCATGTCTATAAGTAAATGCCCCTAATTTTACATGAAAATATTTTTTGAGTTTACCTTTAAACTCGTTAGTTAAATTTGACATTAAATATCCCCTCCTTTATGATTTGCTTTTTCTGGGTCTGCTATTGGATTTGATTTTTTTACTACTCCATTGGTTGATTCTTTTTTAATCATTTCATCTACAGTTTTACCAAGAGTTTTATCATATTTCTCCCTAGCTTCCCTTGAAAACTCTTTCCATCTTTGCCTATCACTATCAAAATTAAATAAACATCTACCATGGGATTTACCATCTCTTTGTACTACAATCTCCATTCTTTGAATCCCATGTTCTTCTTCATCATCAGTGGAATTTAAACCAATAATACATTGGGCATTTCTTATTATTGATATGGCACTTGCAATATCATTATCCTCATATCTAGTACCTTTTCTTTTTGATGCTTCCCTTTTTACATGTTGTGCAGTCCAAATTGCTTCTAATTCCAATTCTGAAGCCAGATTATCCAAATCTATATAAACATTATTTATACGTTCAGTATCATCTTTATCTTTTGATATAGAAGCTAATTTAGCTGCATAATCAATCATTAATATGTGAATCTTTATTCCAGTATCTGCTTCTATTTTCTTTATTATACCTTTAATAACATTTGCATCTGATACTAGAGCAGGAACCCTTTCTACTATAAATTCAACCCCTAACCTTTTATATTTTCTCATATGTCTCTGTTCAAGTTTATCTTGTTCACCAGATACAATTTCTTTTTTGGTTTTATTAAGAGTTGATTGAACCATTCTCTCCATGATTTGATTCTTACCATTTTCAGTATCAATATATAATACATTCTTTTTCATGGTAAGATATCCTCTTGATATATTTATTAATGCAAATGTTTTCTTGGCTTTTGGTTTATCTAATATTACAAATATACTACCCTTAGAATATCCCCCACCATTTGATAGGTTATTTAATTGCCAGTATGGAGTGGGGATTATATCTGGGTCAACTCTTCTCATTAATTGTCTTTTCACTGTTCCACCAACCATATATAATGGTTCATCTTTTTTCTGTGGTTTTGAATTTCTGATTATTTTTGATACCTTATTTTGGTAATCCTCATATAGATTAAAATTAGTGAAATCCATGGATTCATTTAGGGTTTTCATTTCTATATAAGCTATGAACTTAAATATGTTCTCCTTTATAACATCTGAATCCCTTAATGGTATTGAATATAGGTTATTTATTATCCTATTAATATTTGGGATATCTTCCTTAGTAACTAAATCAACAAAGTCCTTACCACTTAATAATGAGTTACAGGTTTCTTTTAACAAGGTTTCACTTGGTAACTTTCCATATTTTCTATGAAACTTCAATAATGATTCCATTATTATTGAATGTTCTATTAGAGTAAAGTAACCCGGTTTTATTTTTTGAATAATTAAAACTGATTCCTTATTTTGTATTAGGAACCTTAAAACTTCCAGTTGGAAGTCAATGGTAAAAGTGAATTTATCACTCTGATTAATTTTCTTTTTAAATTTAGTTGCCATGTCTTTACATATATGAAAGTTGTATCTATGAGTAGTCTTTTCTAGATTCCTTTATATTTCAATTTTATAAAAATCAACACATAGGGTGAAAAAGTTGATATATTTTCATACAAGTGATAAAATTATTATATATATTTGCATTGTTAAATAATTAATCTATTAAGTTATGAGTAAACAAGGTACTAATGGTTCAGAAATTCATAGGATAAAAGAATTTACCCATTATAACAGGGAAGAATTTGAAAGAATGTATAAAATCTGTAAACCACTAATTAAAAAGCTATCTAAAAATATTGATTCTAGAAGATTCAATGTTAGTCAAGATATAATTCAAAGTTATTTTTGGGATAAATTCTTATATGTATATAATAAATATCAGGATAAATATACCGAAGATAGATTAAAAGCTACATTAATAACTTCTTTACAAATTTTTAAGAACAAATTACTTAGGAATGCTTATACTAGACAAGCAGAATTTAATCAAGAATTAATTTCATTTGAGGAATTATTTGATAATAGTAAAGAAGATAAAGATGATAACCAAGAAAAGGATATTATTGAAAATGAACCAGAAGAAAATAATTTCTCTAATATGCTCCATGAATATATGAGAGAAAAATTAACCCCTGATGAATATCTGATATTTGTTACAGAATTGGACCCTCCAATGTTTCTCAAAGAAAAAATGAAAGAAGCTCATGGTAAATTATCAACCTTGAATTTAATT